CAAATTATATTATGAAAGAATTACCATACTTTAAATTTTATCCTAACCAATGGATAACAGGCAGTATATCATTTATGAAATTAGATGTGCAAGGTGCATTTATGAAAGTTTGCTGCTACTATTGGAGCAAAGAATGTAATGTTACAAGAAAACAAATTAAAACATTAATACCTAAACAATGGAGTGCTTTAGTAGATGCTGAGTTATTTAAAATAGAAGAAGAAACTATTAGCATTAAATGGTTAGATGAACAATACCAGCAAAGGTTAGTAGAACACAAGAGAAATGTAAGCAACGGAAAGAAGGGTGGCTTAAGCAGGGCTAAAGCATTAAGAAAAGATAAGATAAGAAAAGATAAATATGCAAATGATAATTTACTTAAAGTAAACGATGAAGTGCAAAAACTTTTGGACCAATGATATTAGAAGATAAAGCCACAGTACCATATTTAAAAGCATTTAAAGAAGGTAGAATTAAAAAAGGCATTGGTATTGGTTGTTTATTAGATGATTACTTTCTTTATAAGAATGGCAACTTTAATATGTTTCTTGGTTTAGATAATGTTGGTAAAACTAATTTTATATTATGGTACTTAACCGCGCTAAGTAAAATACACGGAAAGAAGTGGTGCATATGGTCAGGAGAAAACAATGCTGGACAACTAAAGCGTGATATAATACAAATGTGGACAGGTGAAACAATTAAAGATTTAAACGAATATTTATTTTATCACGATGAAATAAGCAAGTATTTTAAATTTATTGATAATAGAAAACTTTACAACCATAAAGAACTATTAAAGATATTTAAAGCAGAAGATTGTGATGGTTGTTTTATTGACCCATACACAGGTATAAACCACGATAGAAGAATTTCACAATTTGAAAGAAATTATCAAGTTTGTAATGATGTAAGAGAGTTTTGCAACAAAACAGGTAAAACAATGTTTATTGCTATGCATCCACAAACAGAAGCTGCACGTAGAGTTTATCCACCAGACCATCAATTAAATGGACATATACAACCACCAAGAAAAGCAGATTGTGAGGGAGGCCAAGTGTTTCCAAATAGAGTAGATAACTTTATTTGTTTACATAGATTGATTTCACACGATAAACTTTGGATGATGACAGAAGTTCACGTATATAAAATAAAAGATAAAGAAACTGGTGGTAAACCTACAATGTTAGGTGAACCACTAAGATTTGATTATAATAGTGGATTAGGATTTACTATTGGTGGTAATAACGTATTAAAACAAAAAAATGAGATACACATATAAAAACATACAAGAGTTTATAAATTATAAAACTTGGAGTAATAAAAAAAAGATAGATACACTTTTAGAAATAGATTGCAGTTTATATGCACATCTTGGAACAGATTCTACTAAAGCAGAGAAAGAAGAAGTAAAAAGAAAAAGCATAGAAATATATAGAACTATTAAAACATTAGATAAAAAACTTGGTGATGAATTACTTTATTCAGAAGATTTAAAACAATGAAAATTACTAACGAAGATAATATGAAGCTAATGGCAAGGTATGAAGATAATTACTTTGACCTTGCAATAGTAGACCCACCTTATGGTATAGGTGGTGGAACAAAAAAAACTGGCGGACTAAGTAAAAAAAATAGTATGACTAAATTTAAAAAACAAAATAAAACAAAAGGTTGGGATGATGAGATACCAACAGATAAATATTTTACAGAGTTATTTAGGGTTAGTAAAAATCAGATTATTTGGGGTGGAAATTATTTTTTAGACAATCTAAATAGTAGTAGGTGTTTTGTTGTTTGGGATAAAATGACTTATGTTCCAACTATGACACAAATTGAATTAGCTTATACAAGTTTTAATGAACATTCAAAATTAATAAAAATAAATAGCAATCAATTAGACAGAACACACCCAACACAAAAACCAGTAAAACTATACGAATGGCTTTTAATGAACTACGCAAAAGAGGGAGATAAAATTTTAGATACTCATTTAGGTAGTGGAAGCATTGCAATAGCTTGCCACAATTTAGGATATGATTTAACAGCTTGTGAATTAGATATAGATTACTACAATACAGCAATGAAAAGAATAGAACAACATAAACAACAAATAAGAATGTTTTAAGATGACAGATTTAGATTATACAATTACAAAGAATAAATTAGAAATATTGCTTTTAAAAGCACAAGAAGGTTTAAAGAGTGGCAATGTAACACAAAGTAAATTGGAAGCGGTAGAAACGTTGCAAGATAGTTTAAAATGTATGTTAGAGCTGAGGTTAATGTTAGATGAAATAAAAAACAAACAAACATTGTTAACAATGCAAAATGTAAAAGCATACAAAGAAACTGCTGAACTAAAGAAAAAATTTAATACATTTAAAAAATGAAAACTATATTATTAATGTTAATCACATCACACATAACCAGTTTTATCTCTGGTGCTTTAATTGTAGTGATAATAAAAAAATATTTTGAAAAGTAAAAAGAGAACATTAAATGAATACAGACAAACTAAGGACTCTCACTACCGTAGCGTTGATTCTCCTGTTGAGTACAACATTGCTTTTTTGTGTAGAGTATATACTAATGATGCTGAACTTGGAGCAGTAATTAGAAAACATTTTCAAAAGATATGAGTTTAAATGCAAATCAAAAAGGTAAAAGATTCGAGTTAAAAATTGCAAAAGATTTAGCTAAGCGTTTTAAAACAGATATAAAAAGGACACCCAATTCAGGCGGCCTCAGCTTTAAAGGAGATATTTTGACTACAAGTGGCATACTATCTGAATATAGTTGGGAATGTAAGAACCAAGAGAAACTTAATATCTGGAAAGCATTAGAACAAAGCAAAGGAGATGCAAGAGGAACACTAAAAACTCCAGTAGTAGTATTTACTAAAAACTTTGAAGATGATTACATTGCTTTAAAATACGATGATTTTGTAAATATACTTCTTGAATTAGATGAGTACAGAAGTAAATAATATATTGCACCTATTGGTAAGGGATGAAAAAACTTGGTTAAGTATGGCTGAGGAAATAAGCAGCAATAGTAAAATACCAGCAAAAGATTTATTACACGACTTTTATATTGCTTTACATAGTAAAATAGATAGTAAAAAAGTAAAAATTAACGATATTCTATATAACGATTCTTTAAATAAAGCGTTTATATATAAGATGATGCACAATATATTCATTGATACAATAAGAGTTGATAAAGATTTACTAATTGATAAAGACCTAAAAAACATTATAGAAGCAGACAATACAAAGTATGTAGATATAGAAAAAGTAGTAGATGACATAGTAAATGAATTCTACTGGTTTGATAGAAAGTTATTTAACTTATATAGAAAGAAATTCCATAGTATAAGAAAACTATCTGCAGCAACTAATATATCACACGTAGTTGTATGGAGAACAATAAACAATTGTATTAAAGAAATTAAAAAAAAAATTAATGAAGAGTAAAGGACTTGGCGATACAGTAGAAAAGATAACAAAAGCTACAGGTATAAAACAAGCTACTGATTGGATATTTGACAAAATAGGTAAGGATTGTGGATGTGATACAAGAAAAGAAAAACTTAATAAAATGTTTCCTTACAAAAATGTAGAATGTTTAAATGAAGATGAATATGTATATTTAAAAGGATTCTTCAACCAACAAAAGAATGTAGTAAATGCAAACGAACAAAAAGGATTGCTAACAATACACAATAGAGTATTTAACACCAACAAACAAAGCTCAAGTTGTGGTAGTTGCGTTAAAGGTTTAGTAGATACAATGAGAAGATTATATAATGAATATGAATACGAAAGAGAAAGCAAAAGCAATTGAAAGAAAATTGATTAAATTTTTTAAAAATGAAAACAGAGAAAATCAAACTGAGCAAAATAAAAAAGAATCCAAACAATCCACGACTGATAAAGGATAATAAATTTCATAAGTTAGTTAAATCAATAAAAGAGTTTCCGCAGATGCTGGAGATTAGGCCAATTGTAGTAAATAAAGATATGATTGTACTTGGTGGTAATATGCGTTTAAAGGCGTGCCAAGAAGCTGGATTAAAAGAAGTACCTGTTATACAAGCAGATACGTTAACAGCGGAACAACAGCGAGAATTTATAGTAAAAGATAATGTTGGTTTTGGTGAATGGGATTGGGATATGATAGCTAATGAATGGGATACTGAACAGCTGGATGATTGGGGTTTAGATTTGCCTGTTGATTTTAATGTAGTAGAAGAAGCAGCAGAAGAAGATGACTATGTAGAACCAGACGATTTAAAAGTTGATGTTGTGCTTGGCGATTTAATAGAGATTGGAGAGCATAGGTTATTATGCGGAGATAGCACAGACAGCGACCAAGTAGCAAAGTTGATGAATGGAGAGAAAGCTGATATGGTATTTACTGACCCACCTTACAATATAGATTATGAAGGAGTTAAAAAAGGTAATCACAGTAAAATAAAAAATGATAAAATGAGTGATGAAGATTTTATAAAATTTCTTTATGATTCGTTAAATATAAATTGCGACACTTTTTATGTATGCTGTTCTTGGCAATATTCTCATTTATTCAGAAAAGCATTAGAAGATTTACTAAAACCAGTAAAATCATTTATAGTATGGGATAAAATAAATCCAGCACAACATTTAGATAAATATTTTAAACAGCACGAAATAATATTATATCACGGAAAGTTTGGAGGACAGAAAACCATAAGAGGAGATGTATGGCAAACTAAAAGAGAAAGAAATACTGTACATCCTACAATGAAACCTATATCATTAATTGAAATGGCATTAAACGATAATAATGATAAAAAGAAAATCTATGATGCTTTTCTTGGATCTGGTTCAACTATGGTAGCAGCACACCAACTTAAACGTAAATGCTACGGAATGGAATTAGACCCTAAATACTGTCAAGTAATAATAGACAGAATGAAAAAGTTAGATGATACTTTAATAATTAAAATAAACGGTAAAGAATATGGCGGGAGCTGATAATATAAAAAAACACGAATTTAAAAAAGGACAAAGCGGAAATCCTAAAGGCAGACCAGTAGGAAGTAAAAACAGAAGCACAATTGTAAAGAAGTGGCTGGAAACTGTTCAGAAATCTAAAAATCCAATAAGCGGAGAATTAGAAGATTTAAGCCAAGAAGATATGATTACACTTGCTATACTTAAAAAAGCAAGGACAGGCGATGTAAGAGCTTATAAAGAGCTTATGGATTCATTGTATGGTAGTGCAAAAGAAACCATTGATTTAAATACTAATGATGTAGGTATTGACTTTGATGAGTTAATGGAAGCAATGAAGAAGAATGCTAAATGAAAAATTTTTAATATTAAGCAATCCTACAAGATATTTTATTTACACAGGTGGTAGAGGTTCAGGCAAATCATTTGCTGTTTCAACTCTTGCTTTGATGTTGACAATATCAAAAGAACGCCATAAAATATTATTTACAAGATATACTCTACGTTCAGCAGCAATTTCTATTATTCCAGAATTTAAAGAAAAGATTGATTTATTAAATTACAATCATTTGTTTCATATAACTAAGGATGAAATAATATGCAAAGAAACAGGTAGCAAGATTTTATTTAGAGGTATAAGAACAAGCTCAGGAGACCAGACAGCAAACCTTAAATCACTACAAGGTATAACAACTTGGATTATTGACGAAGCTGAAGAAATGGTTGACGAAGATATATTTGATAAAATTGATTTAAGTGTTAGGCAGCAAGGTTCAAGAAATAGAGTAATAATGATAATGAATCCAGCAACTAAAGAGCATTGGATTTATCAAAGATTTTTTGAAAGTAAAGGAGTTCAAGCTGGAAGCAATATTTTAAAAGGTAATACAACTTATTGCCACACTACTTATTTAGATAATGTAAATAATTTATCTGATAGTTATATTGGCCAGATAAACGAAATGAAAGTAAGAAGGCCAGACAGATACAAGCATACAATTGAAGGTGCTTGGCTCGATAAAGCTGAGGGTGTTATATTTACTGATTGGAGTATTGGAGAATTTAAGCAAGTAGGCAAAGTTGTATTTGGCCAAGATTATGGTTTTAGCAATGACCCGAGCACATTAGTTAAAACAAGCATAGACAAAGAAAATAAAGTTATCTATATACAACTATGCTTCTATCAAACTAAATTAACTACAAGTGAGATATTACAACTTAATAAAAAGTTTGCAGCAGATAATTTAATAGTAGGTGATTCAGCAGAACCAAGATTAATAACAGAACTAAGTAGAGATTGTAATGTTGTGCCAGCTATTAAAGGTCAAGGTAGTATTACATTTGGTATTAGTTTACTACAAGATTATGATTTAGTAATTACTGAAGATAGTACAGAATTAATTAAAGAGTTAAATAACTATTGTTGGTTAGAAAAGAAATCACAAACACCAGTAGATAATTTTAATCACGCTATTGATGCGTTGAGGTATGCAGTTAGCTACCAATTACAGAATCCAAACTTAGGAGAATATCACATTTATTAAAAAAATTTACAGAGGTAAAATAAAAAAAATTAAAAAAAGTTGTAAAAAAGTTTTGTAGTTAAATAATTATACTTATATTTACATTGTAATTAACAAAAACCAAAACAAAATGAAAAACATAAACGAAATATTAAACAGCGAATTATTAAACGAAATGATTAAAGAAGAAGATATAATACTAAAAGAAGCGGGATGGACTTACGAAGAAGTAAAAGAATTTGCAAAAGCATTTAAATAAAATATTAAAAAACATAGAATAAAGAGCCACCGTAAAAAGTGGCTTTTTTTATAGCCACGCTTAAGCCACCCTTAAGCATTTAGATAAGATAAGAAAAGATAAGATATATAAGAAAAATAAAAAAAAAGTTTAAAAAAGTTTTGTAGTTTATAAATATATTTATATATTTGACTAATTATTAATTAAAACCAAAACAAATGAAAAATATAAAAACTTTAAATTCTTTAAAAAATAAATCAGAAGGTAATGGTAGAATGCCATCATTAAAAAAAGTTTCTGAATTATTAAATGAATTAAATATAGATAACACACTTTCTGAATACTCAGAAACAAAACAAACTAAATATTCAGGTTGCAGATATTATACTGGTGGAGGTACAAAACTTTATACTGGTTACAAATTAAGAGTTCCTGAAATAAATTTATCTATAGAATCAACAGATACATATTATAGTTATAATACTTATCAATATGCAAGAAGAATATATAATTTAATAAACAAATATTAAATAGTTTTTTTTATTATATTTGATTGTAATTTAAAAATAACTTTCTGAATACGTTTAGTTAAAGCTTCATTTAAAATTTATGTTTTGGTTAAAGTAGGTAGTCGGCAAAAGAGCGTTACCTACTTTTTTTTATATTTGTATATAACGATTCACTAATTTAAACGTTTATATATAAATGAAACTAACAATTAACATACCAGAAACTCTTAATGAGGTTACTTTAAAGCAATACCAAAAGTGGTTAAAGATTGCTGATGGCAAAGAACTGGATTCATTTCTACAGCAGAAGATGGTAGAGATATTTTGTAATATACCACTTAAGCAAGTGTTACAAATAAAAGCTACTGATATAAACAACATCTGCGAAGAGCTATCAAAACTATTTAATAACGAACCTAAATTCATTGATAGGTTTACTTTAAACGATAAAGAGTTTGGTTTTATACCAAAGCTGGATGATATATCATTTGGTGAATATGTAGATTTAGATACTTACCTTGCAGATTGGGAGTTTATGAATAAAGCAATTGGTGTTTTATATAGGCCAATAACATACAAGAAGAAAAAGCAGTATTTAATAGAAGAATATGAAAGTGCTGAAAAGTACGATATGACAGAAGTAACTTTAGATATTGTATTTGGTGCTATTGTTTTTTTTTACAGTTTAAAGAACGAATTACAGAAAACTATCCTGAACTATTTAGCAACTCAGAAGGAGGTAGAGCTTCCTCAGCATCTGCGGGATTCTCTGCAAAGTGGGGCTGGTATCAATCTATCTACGGACTTACTAATGGAGACATTCTCAAATACAATCAAATTACCAAATCAAAACTACACACCTGTTTAATGCACTTAGCATTTGAAAAAGATAAATATGAATTAGAACAACAAATATTAAAAAGAAGCCAACGATGACAAAGGACGATATATTAGAAGAATTAACAGAACGCAATTTATTGATTGAGAATGAACACATAATTTTAGTTGATGGCTTTGAAGAAGCGTTTATAGGTATTACAGCTAACAATCCAATACAAGCAATATATGATTATTGGATATGTTTAGATTTATTAATACAACGTGATAAAATGGATTTTGATAATGCTATTGATGACTTAGATGAATTTATTAATCAAGATTTAGGTGAACACACACCACGATATATAAAAATAGTATGAACAGTTTTTACAATATAATAGATAAAATAAAAGAAGTAATTGTAGCAGAACCATTTAACAATGAAATTACATTTGGTGATATTGCTGATATTGATTTAAAGAAACAGAGCTTGTTTCCGTTGTCGCACGTAATGGTTAACAATAGTACAATAAACAACAATTATGTAACATTTAATATTACTATTTTCTTTATGGATTTAGTAGATATTAGCAACGAACAAGTAACAGATTTATATAGAGGCAACGATAACAGGCAAGATATATTAAATACTCAATTAGCATTAGCAACAAGAGTAATACGAGTTTTACAAAAGAGTGATTTATACAAAGATAAGTTTGAGCTAATTAATCCAGCTACTTGTGAACCATTTACAGAGCGTTTTGATAATATGCTTGCTGGCTGGGCTGTTACTTTTGATTGTGGTACTAATGATGAAATGACTTACTGCTAATGAGTGAATTTAAAAAGGCATTAGAGAAATACGCTAAGTACGTTATACAGCAATCAAGAAGCAATCTAACTAAAAAGAAAAACAACGCTTCTAAGCAACTATATAATAGTTTAGAGTATAAAATACAAGGAGATAAAGTTTCGTTTCTTAGCGAGGATTATGGGCAGTTTATAGATAGAGGGGTAAAAGGTTCTAAATCTACATACCCTGAAAGCTCTGCAAGTCCATTTAAATACACTACTAAACAACCACCAAGTTCAGTATTTGACAAGTGGAGTATAAGAAAGGGTATTGCACCAAGAGATAGTAAAGGTAGGTTTGTAAGTAGGCAATCATTAAATTTCTTAATTGCAAGAAGTATTAAAAACAAAGGTATTAGAGCAACATTATTTTTTACTAAACCATTTGAACGTGGTTTAGATTTATACGGAGATGAAATAGTTGCTGGTTATTTAGAAGATAAATTAGATTTACAATGAGTACAATAATAAGAACAAGAAGCCCTTTTTTCATAAGAACACCACAAGAAACAGATGCTAACCTTAGTTACTTTCAGATAAACATAACTATTTTCGGTGGTAGAAGTTCATCTATAGAAATGTGCGATGATTTATATGCAACTTACTCACTACAGAAAAAACCATTAGGTGATGAAGGTAGTGTGTCATTTGATATTAGTGAAATAGTAAATGACCATATAGAGCAAATATTTACTGGTGTTTATTCTGCATCTTCAGAAAAAAGTTCTATTTGGGTAACTGTAACAACATCAGCAAGAGAATCAGATGGAACAGCTATTGGTTCATTAACAACAAACACTTACTTAGCACAAGAAGGATATAATAAATTTAAGGATGGTGTAAACTATACAGTAGAACCTATTGCAATGATTAGTAGTAATTACATTGAATATCATTTAGGTAGTATATTAACTATACCTGTTAATGTAGAAAAAGTTACTAAAGTAGAATTTTATGAATCATTTGGTAATTTAGAACAAACAGATAATTATTCTGATACTGACGAACAAAACCAAAAAATACAATACTCTCAATTTATTGACACCGATAGATTTAATATAAATAAGGTTTTAATATATTATGGTAATACTTTAGTTGAAACTATAAATTTAAAGAGAATTGAAGAATGTAAATATCCAGTTAATAAAATTACTTTCTTGAATAGATGGGGAGCAATGCAAGATTTATTCTTTTTTAAGAAGTCAACAGAAAGTTTAGAATCAAGAAGTGAAAATTATAATGCAAGTATTTTTCAAGCAAGAAGAGTAAATATTAATCCTGGACCAAGACCAGAAGACCCTTGTAGAATCACAACAGAATATAATTTATATTCAACAACAGCACACGCAAAGAAAACATTCAATGCTAATGCTACAGAATCAGTTGTTTTAAATACTGGTTTTGTTAATGAATTAATGAATCCATATTTTGAAGAACTAATGGTTAGTGAATACATCTGGCTAACAGATTCTAATGCTAATATTTATCCAGTTAATTTAAAAGATAGTTCATTTACTTATAAAACTGGTTTAAATGATAGGTTAATAAACTACACAATGAACTTTGAAAAATCATTTGCTTTAGTAAACAATATTAGATAGTGCAAAAAGTTATTTTATATATACAGCCACAGCTAAGAAATACAACAACAGAACAAGATTTTGTTAGGGTTGATTTAATGGAAGAAGAATTAATTTCATTAACTCAGGTTATTCAAGATGTTAGTGATA